GGTCACCGCTGAAGAGGTTCGTCTACAAGCGCTTGAGCTTGAGACGGCCTACGGTGGAACCTACTCCGCGCTGGCCCGGGACATGCAAGGCCCGGTTGCCCGGTGGTGCCTGGATAAGGCAGGGATCAACCCGGAGCAAAACGAACTCAAGCCTGTGGTTGTCACGGGCTTGGATGCCCTGACGCGTAACGCCGAGCTTGAGGCCCTGCGCGCTGCGTTCAGTGACCTAGGGATTGCCGCCACTCTGCCGCCCCAGCTACTGGCGCGGATCAAGTGGGAGCCCCTGGCGTCCTTTGTTGGTGCGGGTCGGGGTGCGAACCTCAAGCCGTTCCTGATGTCTGACTCTGAGTTTGCATCTGCCCAACAGGCAGACGCAGCTAGTCGGGTGGCCGAGGAATCCGCGATACAAAGCGGAAAGGTCGCCGCGAGTAACCTATCCCAAGGACAATGATGAGCAACAACCCATTTGACCCCGCGAACGGGGCCGCCCAAACCACAGGGCAGCCCGGCACGGACGGGGCGGGCGCTGGCAAGGACGGCCCGGCCGGGAGCCCTGGCGTCACCGCCAAGGCTGCGGATCAGGGTGGTGAACCGAAGACACCCCCGGACCCCAATGCGCTCAGCCTTGAGCCCAAAACTCCGGCCGAGCCGGAGTACACCCCCGCCGACACGGGAAACGTGGCCCTGGACCTCGCCCTGGACTACTTCGCCAAGCTAGGCATCAAGGACGGTGACCCCGCCCTGGACCGCGCGAAGGACGGAGACTTCGCCCTACTCGAAGCCAAGCTTGCCGTCCTGGGCGACAAGGCCAAGGGTCACGAGAAGTACCTCGCGCTGGGCAAGACCGCCTACGAGTCCGCAAAGAGTGCGGCCGACGCAAAGGTGGCGGCTACTCTCAAGGTGGTCCACGAAGCGGCGGGTGGCGAGGAGCAGTGGAACGCCATCAAGACCTGGGTGGGCCAGAACGCTGATCCAGCCGAGCGTGCAACCCTGACGGCGGGCATCAACCAAGGGGGCCTCGTAGCCAAGGCGGTGGTGGCCTACCTGTCCAACCTGTACAACAGCAAGGTGGGTAAGCAGCCTGACCCCGCTGTTCGTAAGGACGCATCAGGTAAGGCGCCCGCCGGTGTCCCCCTGTCAGCACGTGCGTACTCCGATGAGGTAGCCGCACTATACTCCCGACTGGGCGTCAACATGGAAACCAGTCCCGAGTACGCCGCCCTCAACGCCCGCCGCAACGCGGCCCGCGCTGCTGGGTATTGATTCAGTACCGATTACGCACGACCTATCCGGGCCTGCGTAACTAACATAGGAGTCAGTCATGGCACTCGACGACCAATTCACCATCATACGGCCCGGCCAGTTGAACGGCGCGGGCGATAACAATGCCCAAGCCCTCGAACAGTTCGCCGGCCTCGTCCAGGGAACCCTGGAACGTATGTCGGTGTTCGCTCCCCGCATCCCCGTGCGGCCGGTGAAGGGCACCAACGTCCTCACCAACTTCGCTGTCGGCAAGTCCACCGTGGGCAAGATCACGCCCAACGGTATCGCCCCGGACGCCACTTCGTCCAACAAGTTCGGCAAGTCCATCCTCACCATCGACACGACCATCCTGGCCCGCGCTGTCCTGCCGCTGTTGGACGTCTTCCAAACCAGCTATGACTCCCGCGCCGAGATTGCCCGTGAACACGGCAAGGACCTGGCTAAGCAGTTCGACAGCACGTTCGCTATCCAAGCGACGAAGGCCGCACTGCTGACGACCAACACCTTCGGCATCAGTGCTGGCAACGGGCAACTCGGCGGCTCGCAAGTTACCTTCACGGGCGCCAGCGACCACCTGGACCCGGCCCTCCTGTACCAAGCTATCGTGGACCTCATCACCGCGATGCGCCTGAAGGACGTGGACCCCGTGGCTGACGGTGTCATCCTGACGCTGGGCCCCACCGAACTGGCGACGCTCCAGATGGCCGAACTCATCATCAATGGTGAGTACATGACTGCCACGGGCCTCAAGGCCACGGGGATGATGCTCAAGGCCCACGGCGTGCAGGTGGTTGGCAGCAACAACTTCATCGGCGGTCAGAACATCAGCGGACACCTGCTGAGCACTGCCGCCAACAGCAACGCCTACGATGGTGACTTCACCAAGGTGGTCGCCACTGCGTTCGCTCCCGCCGCCCTGCTGGCCGGTGAGACGATCCCACTGACCAGCGACCTCTTCTTCGACAAGGTGAGCAAACAGTGGTTCGTGGACTCCTGGCGTGCCTACGGTGTCATGCCGTCGGTTGCCCCGTTCGCGGGTGCCATCCTCAAGCCGTAATTCCTCGGCCCCTCCTACTGGGTAAGTAGGGAAAACTACCCCACACGGCTCCCCGCTGTGTGGGGTTTTTTTCTCTTTGGAGGACTTATGACTGAGCTAGAGATTGTCAACGCGTGTTTAGCCACGCAGGGGCAGGCCCCCCTTAACAGCCTTACCGCAGCACACCCACTTCTAGGCGCTATCCGTAACGAGTTGGATTCTATCCGTCGGCGGGTACTTGCCCGTGGGTGGTGGTTCAATCGTGAAACCCTGACCTACGAGCCGGACACCGCTGGCCGGGTCATCGTGGCAGGAGACTGCCTGACTGTTCGAGCACAAGATCGTACCCGCAAGATTGCGCGTAGGGGCACCATCCTATACGACGTCACTAACGGGACTGATCTGTTCACTACTTCTTTGAAGGTCATCGTAGTGCGGGACATCCCACTGGAGGACCTTGAAGAGGTGGCGGCTCAGTACATCAAGGCCCTCACGCTCAAATGGTTCGTGGCAGCTTACGACGGTACTACCAAGGTAAGCGCTGAAGAGGCACGCGTGGAGCTTAACGCGGAAGAGACCCGCAACAACCCCGACAACTGGCTAACCTCAAGCTACCGTGTGCAGCGCACCCGGGCTATCAGGGCGGGCATCAGGGGATTCATCGGCTAAGGAGAACTACATGCGAGTTTCCGATTCCTATACCTCCCTGGTCCAGGGCGTCTCCGAACAGTCCCCGGAAACTCGCGGACCTGGGCGCATGGGCGAGCAGATCAACGTCCTCCCCGACCCGGTTCACAAGCTGACCCGCAGGCACGGCACGCACTACGTTGCGGAGCAGGCCACGACCATGGATACAGCGCATATGGCAGGGCTTGTCGCAGACTCAAGCCGCATGCGCACACTTACCGTCAACACCGGGCTGGCTGACATCGACCTGATGTACAACCCCGCCGGCAAAGGCACACATGGTCTCCCCCCGGTCATTGCGTTCAACCGCACGGCTGGTGCATTCATGGCGTACGCCCGTAATGCGGTGGACCCTGTGCTGGACACCTGGGAAACAAATGGGGTCAGTGCTATCACTACCCTGGGCAAGTATGTAGTAACTGCCGCGAACAACAACGCGGTTACTGCGGACACCACAGATATGTGGGACACCGTGGAGAACAAGCACCGTACTGTGATCTGGATACGCAACGGGGCGTTCTCCCGGACGTTCACAATCAAGGTCCACACCATCGACGGCAGCACATTCTCGGTGTCCCATACTACCCCTACGGCCGCTTACATGGGTACACTGGACACATCTGGCGTACCCGCATTCGTGCGGGAGACTCCCGCTGCGACTTCGACGGACATCGAGCTAGCGTTCCCCGAGCGCCAGGACGCAACCCCACCGTGGGGCGGGCTCAGCACGTACGTGTGGCGCACCCGCCTTGCCTACGGGAAGTTCGACCCCGCGATAACAGGCATGACGGAGAGACTGCCCGGTGGCACAACCACCATCACGAATAGCTACCCGGCCGCCCCGGCGAGTAACCAGTATTACCACGCCCCGAACAGCGAGTTCGTGTACTTCCACCCTACCAACCTGGACCTGTACAACGGGGACTTTGACTCCATCTGGTACTCGATCACATACACACACGCCAAGGTTAAGGCCAACGACAACTACACACGCATCGTCAACGATATGACGGCTGCGTACAATACACAAGTGACCCAGTGGTTGTCCTCGTCCACGGAGGGTATTACGCCCGAACGAATCGCCTTAGATATCAACTCTAAGCTCGCAATGGCGGGTCTGACTTCTGGCACCGTGTATGGTAGTCACATCCAGTTCAGTAACGTGGACTGGGCGGAGGTGGACGACGGTGGAGACGGGTCCCTGATTCGAGTAACGGACAATACTGTGCAGTCCGTGGATGATCTGACAAAGAGCCACTTTAACGGTAAGGTGGTTAGGGTTCAGGCGCAAGCCAACGCGGAGAGCTACTATCTCAAGGCGGTGACGGACAACGGAGACGCATTCGGCAACGCCACCTGGATCGAGAGCGGGCGCTACCAGCGCACTATCACCTCGGGTCTTATACTGTTGTACCCGGTTGGTACGGTGCTGTACGCCGCTTCCTCCGCCGCACTGTTGGCATCCATGGTGGCGGGGGACCATCCGGGCATGGTTACAAACCAGATCGGGGACGACATCAGCAACCCCAATCCGCACTTCGTAGGGCGGGACGTCAACTACCTAGGGGTCTTCCAAGACCGCCTGCTGGTTGGGTCAGGTGGTACTATATCGTCCAGCCGTACCGGGGACTACTTCAACTTCTACCGATCCACGGTAGTCACTGTCCCGGCTAACGACGCGTTCAGCATGCGGGCGGAAGGGCCTGACGACGACACCGTTCGATATTCCTGTATCTACAATAGAGACTTGATCCTGTTCGGCGGTCGCAGGCAATACCTGATCCCGGGCCGCGTGGCGATGACGCCCCTGTCCGCTAACATGCCCGTGCTCAGCAGCCACCCGGATGCTAACCCCGTCCCCCCGGTGGACTCTGGCGGTCTGGTGTTCTACACATCGGTCATCAACGCCCGCAGTACTGTGAGCCAGATGGAGCCCACACTTAACATCGACAGCCCATCCGCGTTCTCGGTTAGCACACAGCTAGACGACTATCTGGCAGGAGAAGTGACGGAGCTTACGCCACTCGCCAAGCCCGCGTCAGTGCTCGTACGCACCACGGGGGCGAGGGATACGGTGTTCGTGTTCCAGTATCTCGACACACCACAAGGACGGAAGCAGGACGCTTGGTTCAAGATCAAGTTTAACCCCGCTATCGGTACTCTTATCGGCGTCGGTCACAAGGGGGCGACTACCTACCTGTACTTCATGCGGGAAGCGGCCGGCATCCTGTGGCTTGTGTGCGACCGGCTTATACTGGACGGTGGGTTGAGCAGCTACCCGTACCTCGACAGTATGCGCTCGATGACGGATATGCTGGCAGCGTCATCCGTGTCTGGTGTGGCCGGAGACTGGAGGCTAGCTATTGGAGAAGGGGACGGGTTCCTTCGTGGGGGCGTTACATCTGATGGCGCTCGCCTGACACCGTACGGAGGCGCGAAGTACGTGGGGTGCCTGTACGACTCCTTCGTGACACTCACAAACCCAGTGATCCTAGACAGCAACAGCAATGTGGTCACTACCGGAGACCTAGTGGTCAGCTTCCTCAATGTCACCACCGACGATAGCTCCGGTATGGACTACACGGTTGACTCCCTGACAACGGCAACATACTCCCTTAGTGGGGTTGCTGTGGGGTCAGTCATTGGGGAGGTGCCCGTTGAGAGCCGGGCGTACAACCTACCTGTCTATCAGGACACCAAGCGCCTGGAGGTCACGCTACGCGCACGCAAGTGGTATCCCCTCACCATATCGGCAATCGACTGGGTGGGTCAGTATTTCAACCGCACACCACGGAGGTAAACCATGTACATGGAACTCGCGTCGGCTGGGCTAAGCTTATACCAGGCCCACCAAGCTAACGAAGAAGCCAAGCTCCGCAATAAGCTGCGCAAAAAGCAGGCGGAGATTAACAACCAAACCCGCCAGATCGGAAACGCGGAGTCCATCGAGACTAACAAGCTGCAACGCTGGGTACAGAACCGCAACAACCAGTTAGCTGCCCAGTCTGTAGGCTCCGCCCTGGAAGCGAACACCGTAAACGCCGCCAGAAGCTCCGCCAAGCGTACACGGGCGCAGTTCACCAGCGCCGTTGGGCGTGCGGAGCAGATGGGACAGCAGGCAGCGCAGACTGCGTTCTCTGGTGTCACTGGGTCTGTGACACAGGTAGTAGCGGGGACGATGGCACTGCGGGACAGCATCGCGCAGGAAGCGTTTCGTAGAGCCGGGGTGACTGAGATCACTGACACGGCGCGGCGGGCTGGGGCGATTATGTCCCAACTGGCTAACGCTCAAGACCTCAGCATCCTAAATCCCAGGATGGACTATAACACCGACATCCCGGAGCTTGAGCAGGAGAAGGGCACCTGGGACCTTTTGCGGGAGCAAGGCGCCAAGTCGTTGCAGTCATACGTCGCGGGCCAGGGAGGGGTGGCCGACGCTACCGCCGCCCTAGGAAAGACGGCAGCGCCGTACATACAGCAGGCACAGTCGGGATTCAACACTGCCACCAACTGGTTCAAGACGTTGAGGTACACCGACAACCCTAACGCAACCCAGTCCACGGATATGTTCGTGTACTAAGGAAACACCATGCCTCAAGACAACACACTTGGTGCCCCGACCGAAGGCTTGGGGCAGACGGTTACCTTTGCCTCGGAGCAGGCCGCTCCCGGACAGATGTCCGCCCTGAACTATGGTTCCGTGCGGGCGTCTCAGTCCGGGGGGCCAGCCCCACTGCACGTCCAACTGGGTCAGCTCGATACTGGCCCCAAGGAACACCCGCTGATGGACCTTGCCATGAAGTTTGCCGATGAGGCAACGAAGGCAGAGGCCAAGCGTAATCAAACGGACGCGTTCCTCGATGGGATGAAGCGCGCCGCTGGCGGGCAGGCAGTAGCAGACATCGCCAACGAGCAACCTTGGTACTCCAAGATATTCGGTGACACGGATGTCGTGGAGGGGGCCCGCATGTACAGTTCTCACGCGAAGGTAGAAGCGCTCGCTGCTTCCTTCGAGGCCAGTATGCCGGACCTCGCTAGCAAGTCCCCTGACGAGGCATCCCAGGTATTCAAACAGGCGGTGCAGAACGCTCTGACTGGTGACGCCGCCACGGATGCGGCGATCATGAAGTCCGTGGGTAGCCTCATGCCCGGCGTAATGAAGCGCCATGCTAAGGAACACTACGCCTACCTGCAAACCGAAGCGTCTACAGCCCAGCAGACTGCGTGGCGCAGCGCTTCCGCCAACATTCAGGCCCGTGCCCGCAACCTCGCCAGGGAGCGGGCAGTAGGCCCTGCGGATCAGACAGAGTTCGACAACTCCCTGTCTCGCCTGAAAGAACTGATGGCGCCTGCCCCCGGGCAAAACGTCGAGAACTGGCGCAGCAGCGTGGCCGCGTTCCTAGAAGAACGGGCTAAGACCGGAGACTTCCACACCATCAATGGCCTGCGTAGTCGGGGCCCAGATGACCCCGACATCCTGGGTGTACTCAACTCAAGACAGAGGGAGGGGGTGGAAGCCGCCATTGCAGCGGGAGAGAACAGGCAGCGCATCAAGTATTCCTACGAGTGGAATGACAGGTTGGCGGAGATAGAGACCCGAGCGAGTATCCCGCAGGAAGGGGACTATGCACGCCAGATAGCCAACCAAGTGGACGCTATAAACGAGGAGTACCGCCTCGCTACAGGTAGCTCCTCGGGGCTGATCCCTCCGTCACAACGTGCTGCACTTGTTAGCCAGAATGCCAAGGCAATCGTACACGAACAGCAGAGGCAGGTCGCAGAGTTACAGCGCCGTCAGGAACGCCTGCAAGACCGGGCAGAACGCGACGCCAGGGATAAGACGGCACGCCAGGAAGCGTTAGCCGCCAAGGCACAGTTAAAAGACCTGTACAAGCTGTCCATCGCTAACGGAAGCTTCGGCGTGGTGATGCACGCCCCTGGGGCGAACGCTAGGGAAATGAACGACACCTTCTGGGAAGGCTGGGTGGGGGCTGGTGACAAGTCCGGATTCCTGACGCCAGGGCAAGTCACGATGATGGCGAGTGTCATTAAGACAAACGCGGTCATCCCGCAGGTGCAGGATTTCCTAACGGGCCAGATAAAGGACGAGATGACCAGTGGCGAGGTCACACAGAAACTACGTGGGGCCGAGGCCAACTACCGTAGGTTGCGTGACGTTAACCCGGAGCTTGCTCATAAGTACTATGGTGACATGGCGCCGCGTATGGAGGCGTACACCGCCGCGATAGACGCTAACGTCCCGGAGGCAGTCGCCTTTAAGAACCACTTTATGACGAGCAGGGGCCTACCCCGTGTTGATGAGAAGGACCGTGTCGCCGCTGCGCGTAGCGCTGGCGATACTGACTTCCTGACGCGGATCGGTAGCTGGGTTGGTGAGACTGTGCGCATGGCTCCTGGTCAGGATGCCAAGCTTGCAGCGCACCTCAAGCCGGCGGCCGACCTGTGGATGAAGGAGAGTAGCATCGACATCAACGAGGCGTACAAGAAAGCATGGGGTGCGAACAAGGACGCCACGGTGGAGCTAATCGGTGGGTATGTGGTCCCCAAGGGGGCCCACGACACCCCGCTAGCTATGAAACTCGTTAACATGGAGCTGCCCGGCACAGGACGGCCCGTTGGCACCGACAGCGTACACCACCTAGTGCGGGACGCGATCAACGGCGTTGTGTTCGGGGACTCCAAAGGCGCGTATGTCGCTAAGGACATGGATGAAATCCAGGTCATCCGGCAGGACGTGGGCCCGACATCACCTCCGCTCCTCCAGGTTACGGGGTGGAAGGATGGTAAGACGTTTAACCACATCATCACGCACCAGAATATGGCAGACCTTGTGCGCAAGGGCTACGCTGCAACCCATAAGGACGACTACCGGGCCAACCCCGACATTGTAGACCTGACGAACAAGTAACCCAACGCCCCTCTGATCGGAGGGGCTAGGAGAACTCTATGGTTGATATGACCGACCCCCTGAACCTAGTTATGCCCGGCCCGCTTCCTAAGGAAGTGAAGCCAGCCCGGGAGGATACAGGCAAGACTGAAGATAAGATCGCGAGCGTTAAGTCCGCGGTCGATACGATGCCCGACGCTCCTATTATGCCGGGCCTTACTCTGACCGAGCAACTCGCTCAGAACAATCAGGCGGCCCTCCGTAAGAAGGCAGAAGACGATAACACGGATATCCTTGAGGTGGTCAAGGACAAGTTCATGACGGAGACGGCCGGGGGTACATACCTCAGGCGCAAGTACGTCATGGACAAGGCCAGGGAGGAAGCCCCTGACCCTACGTTCAAGGTTACGCCGGACATGCTGGCTAATCAAACGGAGGCCAACCAGGAATGGCTCGCTGCTTCCGCCAGTCGGGCGGACTACGAGACGCGCTTGTGGGACCTGAAGGACTGGGACGAACAACAGGCGCGGAGCAACGCCCTCGGCCCGTACGTAGGGTTCATGGCGTCCTTCATGGCAGGTCTGCCGGAGGGTGTGCTGAGTGGTATGGCGGTCGCACGGACTGCGGGCGCGCTGAGTGTCGGCTCGGTGCGGGCCGCGCAGTCCGGAAAGACCAGCGTGGCACTCGCCCAGAACTTCGGCGAGAACGTGGTGGGCAACCTCGCAGTCCTTGGGGCGCAGTCTACCTGGGACACCCACGTAGGCCCGATGGACCTTGCGTTCGGCGTGGGGTTCGCTGGTGTCGGCACTATCCTATCTCTACCCGGGGTGAAGCGGGACATCCACACCGAGGCCAAGTTCAAGGACATGCAAGAACAGGCGATGCGGGACAACGCGGATGATGTGGACGCCGCGAGACATAAGCTCGGGGAGGACGCCACGGATGAGCAGGTGACGGCGGAGGTAGACCGTCAACGGGCTGCGCACATAGAAGACACCATCAGGTCGGGAGACATGCCGGAGGACCGGAAGATTTTCCGGGATGATGAGGGCGTTCTCCGCGACGACGCAGAAGAGGAAGTCAAGCCCCCCGTAACGGAGGAGGTCGAGCCCCCAGCAACCGAAGAGGTGAAACAACCGCCGGCTGAGGACGTTAAACAGCCTACAGAAGAGAAGCAAGCTACCGAAGAGAAGCGCCCCTTCAGCGACAAGCTGCCACGGGAATTGGCTGGTGCTAAACCCAGGTACAAGAACGCAGTGGTTCGTTTTGAGTCCGACGTGGATAAGGCGCTGTTCATTGTATCCCAGAAGAAGCCAAGCAAGGCGGATGCGAAGTACAAGGAGTGGCTGCGCAGTCAGGGGATGGATGACAGTACTATAGCACGGAGAGCGAGCGAGCTTCGAGACCGCATCAAGGCGGCGCATACCGCTGCAAAAGACGCTGACACTGTGGACATCCTGTCTGCACGGCAACCGTCGTACGACCCCGCCGCGTACGCCTCGGAACGCGACCCCTTCAAGGCGGTGGTGCGCCTTGTGTCCCACCCGCGCAAGGAGATAAGTGCGCTCGCTCAGCGTATTATGCGGGCGCTGCCCGACGGCGAGTTCAACATGCTGGTGCTTAATAAGGACCAGATTCGCGCCCGATCAGAAGAACTCATTAAGAAACACAACGTAACCGGTGATTCGGCTAAGGGGTTACGCGCTCTTGACAGGTCGTACTATGACCCGTACTACCACCTCATTGTTATGGAGGATACGGACATGCGACCCGGGCGGGAGTGGGTCATGTTGCATGAAGCCGCTCACGCTGCTACCGTGTTGCGTATGCGTAAGCTGGGTGAGGACCACCCGCTCATCAAGGAACTCACTCGCCTGCGCGAACACGTCACTATGTGGGTTAACTCCCGAGCGGAGATAGACGACACGGTTAAAGCGCGGTTGGCCGACGGGTCGTTCAAGTACCTAGTGCAGAATAACGCGGAGTTCGTGGCGGGTGCGTTCAGCACAAGGGACGGGGCAGGCGGTTTCATTGACATGATGAAGAAGATAGAACTCCCAACTAAGCACGAATCCGTGTGGTCTTCCTTCGTCAGGACCATCCAGGGTATCCTGGGTATGGCGCCGGAGGATAACTCTGCACTTACCCGCCTGCTAGATTTGTCGGACCGTATTATGGACTCCGCGATCGGGAAGGAGGCATACGTAACGTGGCGAGGTGACTTCGTTACACTGGCCCCAAATACGCCAGCCGACCTACTGAACGACCCTATCGCCAAGAAGTACGGTGTCTCTATGCGGGATATGGGTACGCCGGCCCGCAAGGCGGAAGCTGTGGCTATCCTCTCGCTCATCAAAAAGGCGATTGAACGGGCGCCTGCTGTAAACGAGGCCCGCCTCAGCAAACTCATGGATACTGCCTTATTCAGTGGCGGTCAGGCGACGGCTAACGTGCTGGCGCGTAGCAAGAACCTCGTGGCTCGCTGGATCAGTAGCGAACTCCTTGAGTCCCCTGGTGGCGCAACAGGCCGCCGTGCAACTGCGGCAATCACACGCCACATGGAGGAGCGGCGCTTCTTGGGTAACACCCTCAATGACGTAGAGGCTCAGTACACCCAGTTCCGTAAGGAACGCGGGGCTACCATGGCTGAGGACGCCCTTGGTGGCCGTACCCGCCAACAGTTTGACCGGCTGGTGGCCCTTGAACTGGAAGGCCGCAGGGCGGGCGCCACACGTCCTGAAAGCCACCCGACTGTGGTAGCCTCGGCGGACCTGCTGGAGGCCGCCTACGAGCGCATGCGGGCCGCCCAGGTGGCAGCCAAGACGGTGGGCTGGGCATCCCTCCCGGAATCCAGCGTGGGCTACATGCCCCACCGTATGAGTAGCACGAAGGTGCTCAACCTGACGAACGCACAGAAGGAAGGGCTGCACGCCGCACTGACTGACCAGTTCATCAGTATAGAAGGGTGGGACTTCACCTTTGCGGACAACCTGGCCTCTCGCTACATCGAGGGGGTGGAACGCCGGGGACTTGGTGGGTTCGACGCACCAATTGGCATGCACCAGACAGGCGCTGCTGACTTAGTAGAGGATGCGCTTCGTGCTATGGGTATGGGCGCGGATGAGGTGCGGGCTACAATGAAGAAATTCATGGCAGCAGGCCCGGGTCACACTAAGAAGCGGATCAACCTCGACCTGACCCGGGACTACACCACGGCTGGTGGTGAGACCTTCAAGCTGATTGACCTGTTCGACACTAATCAGTTTGATCTGCTGCGGTCTCAAGCCGCCCGGGTCAGCGGGGAGGTGGCGTTGGCTAAGCATGGGGTCTTCGGTAAGGCGCACCTCGCGCTCATCCGGGAAGCCATGGCTACCGGTGATGTCAACACCAGGGCATCCGCCAGGGACTTGCAGGCATTCGACCAGATAGCCGCCGAGTTCCTGAACCAGCCCTTCGGTTCCCAGAACAAGTGGGTGGATCGCATAATGCAGTACAACGCCCTGGCCCGCCTTGGCGGCATGGGGTTCACTCAAGCAGCGGAGACAATCAACGGCATGGTGTCTGTGGGGGTGGCACGTACCTTCGCAGGGATTGCGTCGATGGGCAGACTGCGTAGTGAGATTCTAGCGCTGGCACGCGGGGAGACGGTTAACAACCCCCTGCTTAAGAGCCTGGAGGATTTTGGCGGCGCGGAGTTCGGAACGGACTCCTACAAGATCGTGTTCCCATACGACAATAGCGCTACCGGACACAATACCTACGGGCCGGAGACCGTTACATTAGCCGACCGGCTTCTCCGCGGCGGGGCTCACGTTCAGGGTAAGCTGTCGTTCTGGCGGACTATCCATGCGGTGCAGCAGCGGGCGTTCGCTGAGGCCACCGTGCGTAAGGCACTAGAGCACATTAAGGGAGGTAACCTCGATGCCCAACTCAATGACATGGGCGTAGATGAGGGGCTAGCCAAGCGTATCCGGGGGGACTTGGACAGCGCCGCCACCTTCGAGAATGGTAGGCTGACTAGCTTCGACATAACCAAGTTGTCGGATAAACACGCAGCCACTGAGTTCGCGCAGGTGGTCCATCGGTCGGTCAACCAGATCATCCAAGGAACCTTCATCGGTGAGCGGGGCAAGTGGGCGCATGACCCAATCGCCCGAATCATGACTCAGTTCAGGACGTTCAGCCTGACTAGCATCGAGAAGCAGTGGGCACGCCAGCGGGGAAACGTGGGGACGGCTAAGTCCTTGGGTATCATCATGGGCGCTATGTCGGTGGCGGCCCCGTTGTATATCGCCCGCACGTATGTCCAAAGTATTGGCCGCAAGGACCAAGAAGACTACCTCGACAAGCGGCTGTCGTGGTACGCTATCGCCAGGGCTACCCTTAACTACGTCGCAGCTACGGGTCTGGCCGGGGATTTCCTCGACGCCGGACAAGCGGTGGCTGGCCGCGCCTTTGAGGGCAACGCTCGCGGTAGCAGCGGGGGCGCGGGTGCCAAGTCCTTTATTGGCAATATGGTATCTCCTTCTCTCGGTACGATTGACGATGCCTGGAAGGCGATACAAAACACTAAGGACGGAACTGACCCCACAGACCTTATCAAGGTTATGCCGGGGAGCCGACTGCCGTACCTGTTCCCCGCCATCAATGCACTAGGGAATTAGTACCGTTAACGCAGACCCCACCCTAACCCGGTGGGGTTTCTTTTCTTAACACCGGAGTCCGTTATGGCAACTGCAACTCTCACGCTTAAGAGCCAGAATCGGTGGTTGGCAGACGGAACCACCACCACCTGGGATTTCAACTTCGCAGGCGGTTACCTCGCCCAGTCGCACGTTAAGGCGTACTCATTGTCGCCGGCAGACGTTCGCACAGATTACACGCTCGCTACCTCGGACTTCCTTGCGGAGTTCCGGGTGCGAATTGCTCCCGCCGTGCCCAGTGGGCACACTTTGGTTATCTTCCGGGACTCAAGCAACGCCGGTCTGCCACTGGTGGACTTCGACCAGGGTGCCGAGTTAACCGAGGAAACCATGGACCTGCTCGCAAAGCAGTCTATCTTCGTGAGCCAGGAAACCCGGGACAGCTACGGGCTGACCACGGAAGCCACCTTTACAGACCTACTGGCGCAGACTCAGGCGGAAGCCACTGCTGCTGGTGTCAGCGCTAGCGCTGCTGCTACGTCCCTCGCGGACGCTGTGGCTGCTGCCTTGGCTGCGTCTAACAGTGCCAGCGCGGCTGCGTCTAGTGCTGCGGATGCGGCGGCCAGCGCGGCGGACCTGCTGGTCACAGC